TTAGGCTTTTATCTCACAGAAGTTCAGGCATATAAATTCTTTTGCGTCTTTGATTTTACCCCACATCGCGCCGGGGCGTGAATATTTTTTGTCAATTTCCAATTCTGCCCCAGCTTCAACTGTTCTTACGATAGGGGAGTTATACGTGGGTCGAACACGTACATTTACATTTTCTTTAGTTACATATATTGTGCTTGTTTTTTCTGCCATACTATTAACCCCTTACACTCTCTTAAGATATTTGCCGGCACACATCCAGTTGCCGCTCTCGAGTTGACACCAGTTACCCTGACGAGCCACGACATAGAATATCTCGCCTCTTGAGAACTGCCCGACTCGGCGATACCTTACAGACGGTCCTTTTCTGACATATAACATTTTGCACGTCATTGTGTAGGCAGTGCCTCTGTGTGACGGTGCAGGTGAAGCAGCAGACGCATTGTTCACATATGTTCCCTTGGTGTTCTGCACACCGCAAAACTCGGCAGGATTGATACGGGTAACTGTGCCTTGGCCGGTGCGAACCTCGTAATGAGTATGTGCGCCATAGCTGTTGCCGGTATTACCCATTATGCCGACTACATCACCGGCAGATACCCTCTGGCCCTTACGCATAGAGATAGACGCAAGGTGCGCGTAAAAGTGCCGCTTGCCGGTTGAATCGGTTATAACAACAAGGTTGCCGTAGCTCTGTGTGCCTGTTTTGGTCTTGCCGTCCCAGACGGAAACCATTGATACGGTGCCGCCCTCTACCGCGTGGACGGTTTTATCATTGTCGCCGACAATGTCTATACCGCCGTGCCCCTTTTTGGTATTCACATTGTAGGTGTACGGCTGCGTTACTCTATTGCGCCCGGAGAAAAGCATTCCTGCCGCATATCCGCCCGTTTCTTCATTCTGTCTCACATCGTTTTCCGTACCATATGTAAGCGCTCTCTTCGAGTCCGACAATCCCTCAGTTGTCGGGTCAACGAGTATTCCGAGCGCAGACAAGAAGTTGACGACGAGCATTAGGATACCCGTCAATGTATCCTCGCTCACCTTAGGTACGACATCGAACATTCCGAGTATCTGATACACGGTTGCTAAGAGAAGTGTTGCCAACGATACAACGAATGTCTTGTTTTTGAACCTTTGCTTTAAATTGATTTTCATAATTTTAGTCTCCTTTGTGATATTTTTCCAAATCATCAATTCGATGATTTATGATCTTAATGTCGCGCTCGATTACGGGAATACGCTGCGCGAAGTTATTGTGAAGTCTTACCTCACGTGTAAGTTCTTCAATTTTGGTATCTGTCACAGCCTGATTACGTTCAAGCTGTGCAGTCATTCTGCGAGAGGTGCTTATTGATGTTATAATCACGCCTAAGAGGGCAAGTCCGCCCGATATAAGCGCGACAGCTACCGCATCACTCATTTGCTCCCTCACTTTCTTTTACTGCCGTTATCAAGCGATTTGCTTCATCCGGCGTAAGCCATTTCTTAGCACATCGTGCTAAATTATCTACCGATATTTTTCCGAGAATATACCGCTGCCAAAGAAAATCATACATTATTGTTGTCCTCCTCGATTATAGTGAGCATTATCTCTTGGATTGCTTGAGAATTAGCTTCTATTCGGTCTTCCACCGTCAGCGGGATGTGCTCTTCAATAGAAGTTAATTCCTCGTTGGTCTCAATGAGTTCACCATCTACGTATTTTTTCATACAATACACCTCTCTACTTGAAATACACTTGAATTTGGGTTCCTACCGGGAGTAATCTGGACGTGCCCCCCGTGGCACTCAGCGTTAACTTTTTAAAATGGTTTTCTTCTTCTGTTTTCCCGGGGAGCTTTATAACGCCATATCCGACTTTAGGAAATGCCCCGTAAGGAGAGGAGTTCTTGTTTAGCACCCCCCAAGTAGTACAGCACGCGAAGAGGGTGGACAGCTTAAGTCTAAATCCTCCTAAGAAATTAAGACCAGTATCGGGCTTTATAACTGTATTACTGCCGTCACCGCCGCAGGAGATGAAATAATTCTTGCTTCCTCCTGCACTTTCAAACTCTGCCTTAACATATGCCAAGGTCTGCGTGGGAGGGGGCACAACAAGCGTTACAAGAAGCTCGGTAGGATAAAGGCTTAAAGCACTTGTGGCAAAATTAAATTCTACGCTCGAGACCTCGGTTTCCAACGTCTGCTTAGACCACAATTTAAATTCTTTGAAATCGCTGGATTCTTCTATATTAGCAATTCGTAATTCGTGGTCGTATAACGTTTCAGTTGCAACTTTGTTTTGCACGGGGTTTTCTGATGTTTCGGACAGTTCGGTGTCAACGGTCATTTTAATGTCGCTGATTCGGGCTTTTTTCGTAGTACCGGACTGCACAATCGGAAAAGTTTCTTCTCCCGTTAATGGGGTAGCACTATTAGGGAGCTCCGAAATCTTAGCCATTTATATCGTCTCCTTTTAATTTTTCTATTTCTTTCTTTAAATTTGCGACTTCGTCCGACAGTTCCTGTACGGCTTTAGCGCAAAGTGAAATATAAGAGTATAAGTTTATAGACTTCCTGTCAGCACCTAAAATCTCGTTCGGTGCTTCGTCAGCCATAATACCCAACGGAATGTGAGTGTCATTACCTTTCATCGAGTAGGTATAAAAGTGTAACTGGTTAATCTTGGCAACAGCGCTTATCTCATCAATGGAACGTATATCTTTCTTTTTGTCTCGGTCTGACGTAGTTTGCCACGCCGCAGCCGTGCAAGTTCCGCCTATTATAAGGTTGTCCGAAATATAGCCGCCATCTGCGGTAATCTGCTTAGCGTTAATAATCGGAGCTTCATCTTCCCCAGCGCAAAACTGATGCCATATGCCCCACGTATACACCTTGCCGTCATAAGAAGCACTGCGCATAAACACGCGCCCTGTGTTCGTAATCTGTGGAAAATACGTTTGCACTAACCATTTTGTGTGACCTATTTCTTCGACTCGGATAATCCCTGCTGTATTATATTTAGTGCCATCATTAAGGCTCGGTAGGTTAGAGATACTGCCTGCAATAACGTTGTTCTCTATATGATAATAACCGGGCACGGTGAGTTCATCAGAATTTTCTCCGTATGTAAGAATAGTGGGCGCAGTCATTATGGGATTGCCTTTGGTTTTGCCATCTCCGAAAACAAACCCATTAGGGGCTTCAAACATGATTGGACGATATTTATCAGCGTCGGGATGAGCGTTGTAGCTCCCCGACGAATTATCCGTCGGGCTGTTAATGCCTATGTACCCAAGGTTCGTTACGCTTCCGTTTTCATCAAAACTCTCGAACGTTGCACCTAATACACTACCTCTTTGTCCGTTATCGCTAAATTGGATAGGGTTAAGAGACATCCTCAACGCTACGTCCTTTTTCCCTGTCTCTTCATCGGGTGTAGGGTTGTACTTTTCGATTGTCACGCCACCATTGTGTTGGAGTATCTGATTACCATCCGTATATAGTACATCTCGCTTACCGCTGTCAGTTACTTTGATTTTACCGTCGGATACATTAAGACCCTTACTGTCTATCAATACGCCGTTACGCGAGACCTCAGAGGGAGCACACGTCCAATTGTTAAGTGTTAACCCCTCCTCTAAAAGTATGCCGTCCAAATCGAAATAAGCTATACTATCGTCAGTAGAGGTAATACTGTCACAATGTGCGGCTATTAACAGATTACAGTAAGCCGTGCTATTCGGAGGGGTAATTGTCGTGTGTACTCTCTGCCACAAGGTGTTATTGCTATTCGTATAAGTCACGGGGTATAAAGACGTGCTCAGCACCTGCTTTTGCTCGTTTAGCCATTGCAGTTTAACAAGAATTTGTCCGGTAGCCGTGGCTGAGGACGATATAGTACCCGTTTTGTGAGTCTTGATACGATAATAAAACGATAGACAATGCGTAGTAACGTTTATCGGAAAAGGACTACGGGTTGAATATCCGAACGCGCTGTCACTCACAACACTTAACTCACTCTTTTTGCCTAAAAAGGTATCAATGTGGGCTTTGCCGTTGTCAAATCCGGCACCCTCGCGAGGTGCTTCCCCCGAATGTCCGTCTACTCCGGCGAACGGGACAGGGTCATAGTTATCACCTAATCCACACTTTGCAAAGTTCCAATATGCGTTATGCTCATAGTCAACAGCTTCTCCCGCATCATTAAAAGTAACATCGTAGTACAATGCGTTCGCTTCAAAGGACGAGTCTAATACAAGGTTAGTTCCGCGTTCCGGCTGACCTATAGACATCTTGTCTGTAGTAATACTCTCCGCTCTTATCCACTCAGCTTGAATACCTATAGTATCTAACAGAGAGAATAGAGCGTTACCGTACTTGTCTGTCCCGGAACCCCATACAGGCGAACCGTTGTTCCATCCACTATACGTTGTAAAAGAGCCTGCTGCGTTCCTCATGCAGATGTACTGTGACTCTTCAAGAGTTTTAGCGTCGTGCCAATAGTACGTTATTGCACCTGTATCGTCTGTCACTTCCGTGTGAAACAGGCCTAACGACATTGCGGCCGCGTTGTTGAGGTAATCCGTAGCTTTCTCCTGTGTAGAGAGGTCATAAGCGGTTTTATCTAACTGTTTCTGCTGTTTCTTGACTATTAGTTTCTGTTGAGACGTAAGGCTACCTTGGGCGGCGTAACCGCCACGTGCCTGTGTTTCCCCTTTGGCAGATATATCGGTAGCACCGTTCAGCGTATAATTAACATTAGTTAATATAGTAGTTACGCTCTTGCTCTCGCTGTAATCCTCGGTGGTTAGCTTAACTCCGTCCTCAGTCGTCAGAACCGCGTCAGACTCTGTGTCTATGGTGTCTCCGTCCGGTACTTTGGTTTGGAAAGCAACGACGTCCATAGGGTACAGATATGGAGCGGATTTTATCTTAACTGAAAAAGGACGATAGGTAAGACCTACTCGCTGTGACAGACCGCTTGCGACCGGCTCACCATTCGATATTAGACTGTTATCGGATATAGCAATGGCGTAATCATCCGTAAAAGGTGACGTTTTGTATATTTCGTTGTCGGTCACGTCAACTTCAATGCCCGACAGAGTTATATCGTTCTCTGCTACGTCACTACTGTAACGTATAGAGGGGGTTATAGTTATGTCGGATTGATTGTTGTACCACTCAAGCCTAAGCTTACCGTCCCAATCCATATAACCGCAAGTACCTGTAATCTCGCATATCCACTTTAAAATCTGTCGATATGTCAAGTTCTCATCAGTAGGCTTCTCTGTAACTATATAATCGGAGTTAAGTAGAGTGCTCGGAGTAGTAGCTAAAGATACCGCGCATTTGTTGCACAACCTAATGAGAAGCTCCGCTATGGTGGGAGCATTGTAGAATAGCTCCGCTAAATCTGCGTCAGATACGGTTCGGTCAAAACGAGCCATTCTGTCAAGGCTCGTTATAGATATAGTGTTCAAGGCTCGGGGAGGTGCGTCTACTATAAACACACCTAAAGGCACATAGTGCATATCCGCTGTGCTATCGTCCCAATCCTTAATTCCAATCTTGACAACAAGCTCCGCTCCCTCAAAGACTACATTGTCAAATCGACCGTCTTTGTTATCAAGTGCAATGTCGCACTCTGCCGAGACTACTGAGCCTATTTCAATTTTATCTCCTGTAACAGAGTACCTATCTACCGAAAATCCGCCATTCGTGATGTCGGAGGACGAGAGGGTTAAAGGTTCACCGCTGATTGGCTTTACTTGTATATCAACTACCTGTTTTTTCCCGCTGTTAAAAAGCTTAATGACTTCTTGCGAGACTTTATACATTCTCTCTCATCCCTTTCTTGCGATTAAATCAAAAGACACGTTCTGCCAAAGACCCATACGAGTGTTATATAGCGGCGCGGTACGGTCTCCGACGTAAAACACTTTAGTTATGTAGTCACCCTCCATTGCGTCCAGATAGCATACGGTAATGTATTCGGGGTTAAACATCTTAAGAATAGCGGAAACTTCTTGTGTCGATATGTTATTCCACGACAGCTCTATTCCTACGGTTTGTCCTATACGATTCTTGTGCATTACCGTATCTTCCGTTCGCCCTGCGTCGGAAGCTGACACATCGGCCAGCTTCCACTGATAAGAGGAGGGGCAACGACAAGTTTTTCCGTCTACACTTTTAATAGGGTTAAATTCCATACGTTGTACCTCCTTATCCTACAGGGACGGTAACTTTACCGTCTCGACGGTTCTTACGGTTCAGACCGTCAACAACGTCGCCTGCTGTAATAACAGCCCTTACGGTTTGGTCTTTCTCAAGTAAACGTCTGAGTAAGTTGTTCTGTTCACGAAGAAGCGCGTTCTGCTCGCTGTTAGCGTCAGAAACGCCTTGAGCGATACCGCTGACAATCTGTTCATTGTTTGCGACGGATGTCTTATTGCCTATTGTACCGACCATTTCCGGCCCGGCTTCACGAGCTATGAACATCTGACCGTTATCAACAAAACCACCTTTTGCATACGCTTTAAGGGAAAGACTGACATATCCGCTTGCAGATACATCAACGTTACCGTGGAGTGTTGGGAAAGACGCGCCCTTGAAGCCGCTTGATATACCTCTGGCGAACTCCCTGCCGTAATCTTTACCGAGAGACGAAGCATCACGTGACGAAACATTATCGCTCAAGAGGCGTCTCATCGTATTACTAAGAGAACTCATTTCGCCCTTAATACCGTCCACAAGACCTGTCACAAGCTTTTTACCGACCTCTTTAAGGTTCGCATACACGCCTTGTGCCAACTGTATGTTTGAATTTTGACCTGTTAACGCTTCAAGTCTTGAGAACAAGTTGTTATAAGCAGTAAGAAGAGCTATAGCTGTGGTTAATTCGGGATTAGCAAGCTGAAGCTTTTTGTTCAAATTAGATGCCTGCGTATACTGCTTGTCGGCGTTATCAGCAAACCTCTGTATAGGATCACCCGTGAATAAGTTGACAATGTTACCCACAACATTACTAAGTCCCGCTATGGCACTATCGGCAGCATAAGATGCAGCCATTGACGCAAACTGACCCATAAAGTCTTTAAAATTGCTCATATCGGTAGTAAGACTCGGCAATACGCTATTGACTCGCTCAAATGCAGGGTACAGTTCAACGCTTATTTGGTCTGCAACAACAACCAAACTGGCAATAAAATCAACAAATGCAGCAGCGAGTAACACCAACATAGCAGTACCGAGACCTACCGCGACGGGAAGCGCGCCTGCTGAGGCTACCGTTATTGCTCCGAGAGCTGCCGTTGCAACACCTACGGCCAACAATAAAAGAGTACCTCTCTCAAGAGCCGCGGTAACCGTTTCGCCGTTGTCAAGTACGGGCTGCCACACTATCCCTATTTGGTTGAGGCCATAACCTACCGCCCAAATAGCGGCGACAAATAACAAAACAGCGGCGTCGAGTTCCAAAAGAGCTAATAGTCCTACGCCTAAAGTAGCCACTCCTCCGAGCCCAGTATTTCCGAGAGCTGCTACTGCAACTCCTACCGCTAACAATAGAGCCGTGCCGAGCCCTAACGCAGTTAAGACTGTAGAACCGTTGTCAAGTACGGGCTGCCACGCCTCACCGACTTGCTGTAACATAAGCCCTAAGCCCCATATAGCACCGACAATTAGCCCTGCTGCTACTGCTACTTCGGCTATTACTACCAAACCCAAGCCGAGGTTCTTAACAAGGGTAGTCAGCTTAGAGGTCAACGCGGACGTTGAAGTGCTAACAGACTCGGTAGCAGATTTAACTTCATCAAGTTTCTCTGTTGTTTTAGTTAAGTCGGTTGCATCTTTCGCCTTATTGAACGCGCCAAGAGCGGTTGCTAAACCTGCTAACACATATACAGCGTTTGTTGCGAGAGAAACCTTATCTACGCCGCTCCAATCGCCGGACTTAATTGCCTCCCAATTCTCACTTAACTCTGAGATAATGCCGGTAAGACCTACGAGAGCACCACTTGCTCCTGCCAAAGCCATATTTTTAGTTGCGGCTCCTATAGCGATACCGACATCACCTAAGCCGCGTATAGCAGTACACGCGCTGTCAATGTCGTTTTCGGTATCTTCATCGGATAAACCTTTTACACCGTTAATAATTTCGGTTATACCTTGAATCGCTTTAAGCGGAGCGGCTATCTCAGTTTTACCGAGCACTATAAGCACATCACCTATGGAACCTGCAAACTCGCCGAGCACACCTGATACATTAGACCAGTTAGCCCCGTTATCCTCTATGTCCTTGATGTACTGTCTCAACTTATCCAAGTCAGAAAAGAAAGCTGCTGCTCCGAAAATTGACCAATTCAAGGAAAGACTTTTGACACCGCCTAAAGCTTTCTGGAGCCAACTGATACCGTCTATTAGTTTTTTGGATATTGCCATAGCAGCAAAACCGGCACTTATCGCCGTTACATAAGACAATATTTCCTTGAGCTTTTTCTTTTTGTCATCAAGGTCGGTACTGTCAAGACCTGATAAAAAGTCGTAGTCGTATTTCCCTAAATCAAGCCCGAAATCGGAGGCGTAACCGTTACCTGTTCCGGTTGTGCCTGCCGTGGGAGAAGATGCCGAATTATCGGTGAGAGCGTTAATCTCATCAATGCCTAATATGGTCTTTTTTAACTCTTTAGCCCTTTCGGTCGCTTTTCCTAAACTGTCAGAAACTTTATCAAAAGGTTTGGGGTCTATCGTTGTGTTTGAAACATCATCGAGCTCCGCTTTAGGTACGTCATACCCTTTAGCAGTAGCAAAAGCCTCCGCCACCTCTCTAATAATTTGAACAAGAGCCTGAAACCAAGGAATAACCTCAACGGCAACCAAACTCACAACTTGTCCCATTGCTCGTTTCGCCTGCGTCCACTGAGCGTTTAAGATCCTCAGTGCGTTAGCAGGGGTGGCTATGGTTCTTGCCATATCTCCTTGAGCTTTTGACGTTTGCTCCATAATCGTTATATATCTTAGCGTTGCCTTTTGAGCTTCGGTCATCTTTGACGTAGCGAGGTCTATGCCGTGAGCAAGAGCCGTTTCTTTTAACTGAGCAACAGATACGTTAATACCCCATACTTTAAGCCCCTTAATCTGTCCTGACATACCACTCTGGAGTTTCTGAAAGGCGGTCTCTGCATCGACATTCCAAAGAGACGATAAGTCGAACGCTAACTGTGTTAAATTTTTGCTCATCCTTTCGGAAGCATCGGAAGCAAGACCGTACCCGTCGGCTAATTGGTAAAACGCGCCTTGATATGTCATCCATTCCTTTACATCGATACCCATAATATCCGACACACTTTTTGCGTATTTTTCAGCGGCATCAGAGCAACCGTTCATAGCAACCCTGAAAAGGTTGAGCGCTTCGACGTAATCGTTATTCTCATTAAACCAACCGCCAAACACTTTTACTATTTTGCGAAAAGACGCTGTTGTACTATGCAACTTACCTTTAAGATTTGAGAAACTCGAACTTATTGTGTTTGTAGAGGTTGAGCAAGTCTTAGACACGCCTTGAAATTTTGAAAGAGTCTTCTGTAAATCGGTTAAACCGTTGGTGGCTGTTTTTGTGTCAGCCTCCACTTTAATAGTTAGAGTATCAATAACATTATCATTCACTGTTTTCAACCTCCCTTCTTTGAGCGTTTAAAGAAGCATTAAACATACTTGCAAAAGCGGCTGTTTTTGCTTTCATCTTTTCGTACTCTGCTTTTTCCTTTTCTACACGTCTACGCTCGGCTTCCTCTTTGGTTATTGCATACGGCTGTGTAGGGTAGGGGAGAGGCTTTGTACCTTTTTTTGCAAAAGCATTAAGTATGGGCGATACGTCACAAAAAGCTTCGTATATGTACATACCTTGTAGCCATAACTGCTCGTTGTTCCTATCTCTCTGTAGTTTAAAGGCTTCACGATAATATTTAACCAAGCAGCAATCTTCATTCCAGTACTGGTCATAGGTCATCCCTATTGACAGATAGAACGGTAAGTAAAGATAAAACTGCTCCGTATATGAAACAAGGGGAGCAGAGTCGTTTTCAGACTCGCCCCCCTTATTGGGAGACGGGCTACTTACCAGCTCGGCTCCCAGTTCAAGTTTCCCTCGGAGTCTTCCGTATCGCCTAACATAGCAATGATAGGCTCGTTGTACATTTCAGCGAGTTTATTGATAAGCTCGTCCTTGTTTGTCAACTTCGTGAATATCTCATTGATGACTTCGGGTTTTACGAATTTGTGGTGCGCGAGAAACGCTCCCGCGAACAATGCAGGAAGAGTGGTTACGGGTTTATCCTGAATATCAGATATTTTGAAACCTCTCCTCTCCATCAGCTCAATGGATTTGCGAGTATATTCCAACGTATACTCCTTGTCGTTGTATTTAATACATAACTGTTTTGCCATTGTGTCTCCTCCTCACATCAACCTGCTGCGTTAGGACTTATTACAGTTGACGGAGCTATAGAAACCGTCATACTTACGACTTCGTTAGTACCGCCACCGGTGATATATACAGACAAATCACCTTTGAAATCGTACTTACCGTCTGAGCCGGTGGGGGTGGCTTTGCCTGCCGTTTCTGTTCCGCCAAACCACACGGAGTAGTCAGTCTCAATACCGCTCAACTTAGAGAGTTTGTCGTAATCTTCCTTAGTGTAATTAGCGGTAAATTCAAGCGCATCCTGCGACTGAATACCCTTAATGTATGTCTGTGCAGGGTCGGAACAGGTCGTTGTTTCGAGCATTTCCGGAGCACCGCCGAGGTCGGGGAACTCTTTAATATCAATAAGTTTTTCGTATGTATCTCCGGTAGTTCCTTTCTTCATAAGGAAAACCTTATACGTTGAGATAGCCATTTATTTTACCTCCTGTAAATTATGTCAGTCCTTGACACCACCGCGGTGTATCGTGCAAAAATACGGTATTTGGTGGCGTCGTCTAAATTGATTGGGGTTTTCGTATTTCGGGTAAACCCTAACCCGAGCATTACTTTATCTACAGCGGCTATAATAGCTTTGCACTCGCTTTTTCTTCTCGCCGCTTTATTGGAATAAGCGTTAACTTCAAACACTACAACAGCGTGGTTTTCATTGCTGTCTGTATCTCTTGTAGAAACATACGAATAGTTGTCTGTCTCTTCAATACACACAAACGGAAATTTAGAGGGGCTGTAATTTGTAACACTTTCCACAGAGATGTTCGGAAACTGTTCTGTCAACGCGGTTTTAACATTTGTGAAAACTTCATTCTCGATGTCTATCACTTTCCGAACACCTCCCGTGCTTTGTTTACAATTTGATTACGCATTTCTTTAGCGGAGTCGTACATTGCACGAGCAGGGGGATTGCCGTGAGTAAGAACTAACGTCCCTTTGTCTGTGTCTTTCCTCTCACGCCCGTTTGTGCCGGGAGAGCCATAATATCCCCACGTATCGCTGGAGCCTTTACCTTGCCCGTATTCTCCTCTGACAGCGCCGAGCTCGGCAGCTTTCGGGTGCTGCTCTGCGTAATGTACGCCCGTACCAAACTCTATAAAAGTAATGGTTTTGCCGGTCGCCGTCAGAAACAGCTTGTTATCTCCGACCCACTCAGGCTGGCGATTAACAACCACATCGTTATCACCGTCGTACTGTGCTGTTTGGAATTTGACGCTCGCAACGTCAACGCCTATCTTGAAAAGCTCGTTTAAAAGGCGATGTTGCTTTTCTTCGAGAGATTTTTGATAGGCTTTTAGCTTGTTTATTAAACTGTCAGCCCCTATTACCTTAATAACCATTACGACACGTCCACCTTGCTAATAGCTATAGACATACTGTTTAAAGAAGTAGCTACTTTTTTAACGATGTAATCGTAATTTCCGGGAGTTTTAGCGTCTTCTGTTAACAGCACTTTACCGTTCTCGCTGTCTATTAGCTTGTCTCTTTCGGTTTTGAGTGCTCTATTCTCAAAATCGGGTAAAACATCAACCCATAAGATGGAATTTTCATTGATAGGTAATCGCTTTGTTGTAACAATGACACGGTCATACGTTATAGATGTGCCAAATTGTTCGATCTGTGTTTCACCCTGCGCGGCGGAAATGTTCGCTTTGGCGCGTAGCGGAGGGGTATATATGATTTCATATTCTCCCGTCTCATATCCGCTGTCGTCCACCACCGGCTTTTTACCTGCGTAATTGGAATAGTAAAATGTCCGTTTGTTTCTTTGAAGTGATTTCATACGCCATCACCGCCGAAACTAAAAGGCTTTGCGACAGGCATAACACCGTCTAACATACTGCTCGGTACGCTCGCACTTTCATATGATCGAGAGATACCGTTTTCGCTATGAGCTGTCTCGCCCTCTGCACCACGTTTGTTAATGAGATAACACGCTATTTCCACTTGTAATGCCTGATATTTCTCGGGCACTTCTGTTTTATCGGTATGAAACGGATAGCGTTTCTCCATAATTTTGCGCCCGGCTAAATACAGATAGGCAGACAAAGTCTCGTCAGACACATCCTCTTCGTCTGTATCTATCATTGCTTTTAACAGCGAGAGTTTCTGTTCTTCGGTCATTTGTCTGCCTCCTTTGATTATTAACCGCCAACAGCGGAAGTAGTGGTGTTAATAGAACCACCGGCAACATAAACGCTACGGCTGTATTTCGGTGCCTCAAACGTGGTAGAAATACCCGTAAATTTACCGTGATACCACTCCGGGCCGTGGTCAAGACCCATCTGACCGAATATCTGATATTTCTCACCTGCACCAACCTTTGAGAGAGGTTCAAGGAAGAAATTGCCCTTATCCGGAACAGGCTGTCCGACAGGTGCTATTACATCAAGGTCAAGAAGAAGAGCAGTACCTGCCGGTAAACACTCACCGAGGTAGAGATACACAACGCCGATGGGTGTTAAAACGCTTGAAAGAGATATACCGTTAACTTCACGCGCCGCAGGAACGACAGTAAGTCCGTTCTGTACCGCGTCAGCGTTAATCTGGAACATCGTTACAGCGTCACACCAGAGACAAAGTCCGGTAGTAGGAGCATTGCTCTCGTATACTTTCTTAACCATATCAGCAACATCCCACAGACCGAGTGGCTTTTTGGCCATTGCCTTAACGTTAGTGGTTATAGCGGTAACGAGACCTCTTGTCTTATTAAATGTCGCGTCGGATGTGGCCTTGCTGTATGCACCGTTGACGAATGTATACTCAAGGTCGCGTGCTATTTTCTGCATCTTTGCAGCTACCTGAAAGTCAAGCTCGTTAATGGGGTTTGCAACCTGATTAGCGATGTTAGCACCTGCAAGAGTTCCCATATTGGACTGCTTAGCGTAAGATATGCCTACCGTCTCCTGAAAAATCTGTGTGACGTTAGTCATCTGTGTACGTGTTACGACGCTTGCATCGGGAGCAGTAAGCGACGCGGTTTCGCTTATTTCCGGCTGTGTGCCGCCCGCAGTTTCGTAGTTCTGACCTACAACAAACTCGGTGCTGTTGGTAGTTTTCATCTTTCCGCCGATAAGCGATGACAAAGGTGTTCTTGTATTACCTTTGTTGAATAACATTCCGGAGTAATTCAACACCCCGAAACTTGTAGCAATAGTGTCTGCCATTTTTAACGTTCTCCTTTAATTAGTTTTTTCTTGTTCCCGGAGACGCATATAATAAGCAACCGCCCCGAAATCCCCACGAGACTGAGCATCTTCAATCATTGCGGTGTAATCCTTTTTCTGTTCTCCGCTCTGTCCGGGAGGGGGTGTAGGGGTTTCTTTCATTAGCGAAGCTTTATATGCTTTATCGTGCGTTTCAAGGAACTTTTTTTGATTTGCAAAAACCTTGTCAGTCTCACCGTTGGCGAGAGCCTGAGCGGTCTCCTTAGCTAACGCTTCTTCATACCCTAAAGCGAGGAAGCGGGCGGTATGCCCTGTCACAAGCTTTTCTTTCTCCATTTCCTCCACTTTCGAGCGCAACGTTGTTAATTCGTCCTCTCGTTCCTGTTTGCTTCTTTCATCGTCTGAGAGCTGAGTCTGATACTTTTTCTTCCAGCTTGCAGCTTCTGAATTGGCTTTGCTGACAGCATTCTTGTATCTCTCGAGCTCTGAATTGCTATCAGGAAGCTCATAGTTTTCCAAGGCTGACAACTTTTGTTCCACAGTCATACTCTCGTAGCCTTCAATGTTTCCTGTTTCGATTTTTGGCATTTTAATCCTCCTGCGTTTTTGTAATGCTTCACTGCATTTCTAAATTCCGTTTTTGAGTTGGGTTTTCTCCCAATTGCGTTTTTACAAGTTCCCTCTTGTGAAATAAAAAAAGGACTATGAGAATATCTCATAGTCCCTGTTGACTGTTCCTACGCAACCGTTTATGCGTATCTACAATATTGACTTGTGTTTGGCTTTACGTTGTATCTCCACGATGACAATGTAACCTTTTTCTTTTTTTAACTCTACAGTATTACCTTTTTTTAATATTTTTTCAATTTCTTCGGTAGCTTTCTGGGGTAACTCCATATCAAACCTCCTCGTACTCACAACGACAATTTAAATGCGGTTTAGGGGGCACTTGCTCAATATCATAAATATGCCCATTGCGATGTTTACAAATGGTACAAGTCTTATTGTCCTTTTCGGCTTTCCATCTGACTGCGTCTATACCCATATCTCGATAAGCCGTCAAAACCACCTGATCCGTAACTCTAACAGCATACGCCGTCAGCATAAAAGACAAATAACGTAAAGCAGCGTCTATTTCCTCATTCTTTTTAGGGCTGGCTATCAGAGCCTCAGCTAATCGGTCTCTTTTTCTCTCAAATTCATTAGCATAAACATATTTACTTACTTCGTCATATTCAAGAAGAAAACTCTCAAGCCACGCGTAGTTATACGGGCAGGTTCTTTTGGTTACCTTTTTGTACACCGCCTGCATTAGTTGTAAAAACATCTGTCTTACATAAAGGTCTATCTTAGAATAAACAGCTTTAGTAGCAGACATCACATTTAACTCATCATAAGAGAGCAAGCTTTTAAGCTTTGAGAAATCGCGTATCAACTCTTTCCGAATGTTTTCGATAACTATATCGGTCAGTTCGTACATACTTCATACCTCGCGTTAAGTGGCTGATGTATCGTCGGGCGATTGATTGCTCTGCTCAGTAACAGCAGCAGACTTAGCCTTTGCCGTTTCATACTCCGCAGCTTTTTCAAGCTCTTGTAATTGTTTAGCTTTGTTTGCCTCGGCGTACTCGGCACTTATCGTGTATGCAAGGTCGGGGTCAATAAACATACCGCTATGCTCAAAAGCCAATTTCGGGTGAATCTTATCATTGGCAAGCATAGTAGTTAATACCTGCGACTTCTCCTGTATGTTCTCATAATTACGCCTTGTAAATCGTATTTGAATGGAATACAATTTCAAATTCATATCACGAGTGGTGTTTGATATACGAATAGCGAGGCGCAAGAACCGCTTTTCGGACATCGTGAACATCAGCTCTGTATCTTTAGCTCTTGCTTCGGCAGCCTGCCAACCGTCGCGCATTATAACCGCTGAGCCGGTATCGCTTGTTGAGCTGCCACCGTTGCGATTAGGCATACCACATATTGTAAGTACGGTTTGGTACATATAATCTACAAGAGTCTGTGTCTGCGTTTGGTTAAGCTCTTGTGTAAGATAATAAGCGTCACCATCAGGAGGGCAGGCGAGCCCGCCGTTCTCGCGCAGCTCTTTAAACTCAGGAGCCTCAAGGTCAATACCTTTTAACACCAGTAACGCCTGTATAAACTGTTCAACACCGTCAATACGGTTTGAAGCTATAACATTCATTGCGTCCAGTAGGGGAAGTACAATTTCAAAAGCGCCGAGTCTAAAAGAATTAGCAGGGTATTCTATAATCGGAATATCACCGAGAGTGTGATTCTCCGCCCTCGTTATCGTTTTATAATTATTACTGCTGTTCTGACTGAATACTCCGGGCTGTGATACCTCGAAATACTGATTTTTGGTATAAATCGAAAATACAATGCTTCCGTTTTTCTTGATAACATACTTAACACCCATCATCGGCTTGTTACCTAAACCGCTGTGATATACAACAAAAGCATTGCGTGGGTCGAGCGTATAAATTTCAAAGGGTGATTCGTCCGCTTCGTCTTTGGGGTCAGGCAAAATCATACGGTAAGATGTCCCGCATATTGTAAACCAGTCCGCGAGCTCTTTATCCTTAGCCGCCTTGTCTTCTGCAAAAACAAAGTCATTCAGAGTGTTAAGCTCATCGGCGTTTACTCGTCCACGGCCTACATACTGAACGGGTTCTCCCATAAGATAACCCACTTTAAAAGACACAATCTCATTTGCTCTGTTTTCTACTATACGGTTACATATCTCCGGACGAACATCTTTCTGTCTCTTGAGGATAGGCTGGTCGCCACGATAATACTTATACAGATAATCTATTTCGGAGCGGTTTACAGAATGAATGAGCATAGCGTCATTCAGAACCTCCAAAACATTATCTTGCGTTATTTCGTCTTCGTCTGTATATATGACTTTTCGACCAAGTAAAGTATCCGTTTCGTGCACCACCTTATACCTCTTTGTGTAAATTATACATTAAATTTTTAAAATTTCAGGAAATATTACAAAATATTACGCCAAGGCTAAAACAGGCGCTTAAACACTTGTGTGCGCATCGTAGAACCTCGTACCATATCCATAGCCATAGCAAGACTTTCAGGCGCGTCATCGTTCTTGTTTTTTGCGAACATTTTGTAAGAGAAAACGTTCTGCATAAACAAACTGTACGCCTTACTGCGTTTGCCGGACTCTCTAAAAATCATATTCTCACGTATATCGGGAGCTTTATCAAATATACGTTGGTACTTAGCCTTATCGGACGGAGCGGCTTTAGTCGTAAGGTTTATTCTGCGGTTTTGCTTTTTAAGCTCATCTTGCACACCGTCCTTATAAGCCTCGGTAGATTTGTTCGCCTCAATCTGCATCGCCACTACGTTGTATTTGATAACAGCCTGCGCCAGCAATGGCTGTGTTATTCTCTTATCTCCGCTATCATAGACAACATCGTGTACATAAATGTCGTCCCCATATTGAAAGCACACGGGAGAAGCTACAAAGTCACCGCC